CGGTGATCGTCTGCGCCTTGAGCCAGTTCAGCACCCGGATGAACTCGGGCTGCTGGAACGTGATCCACGGCAGGATGGCGTCCTTCAGGTGGATCACCGGGCGAGGGGTCTGCCGCGGCGTGCGTCCATCGGGGCCGAAGTCGTAGCAGGAGACGCCGGCCTGCTCCAGGCGCAGCGTGAAGTACTCCTTGCCGATCTTGGTGTCGTTGAAGTTCAGCCAGTCCTTGCCCGGGTACTTGATCGTGAGGTCTTCGCGGAACCGCAGCATGTCCGCGGTCAGGTGGTAGAAGAGCCGCGTGGCCTCGACGTCGTGCTCGTTGTAACTCTTGAGCACGGCCACCTGGTCACGGGTCAGCGTGGTGCCGACCTTGAACGGCAAATCCTCGATCGTGTCCATGCGCAGGTTGAACTCCAGCGCCTTGAGGCTGGTGGCGCGGGCCTTGTTGTCGAAGTGGTGGATCTTGTAGAGGTCGATCTGCTCCACGATGCGGTCGCTGGGCTTGACCGTGTGCAGCCAGCGGTCGTCATCGTCTTGGCGCTCGATGATCGCCTGCGCCTTGCGGTACAGCGTCTGTGCGTCAGACTGCCCCATCTGCATCAGGGTGTGCAGAATGGGGTAGTCGAAGCCGATGTTGTTGAACCCAGCCATGCGGGCGTTGCGGTCAGCGAGGTAGCGAACGAACTCGACAATCTGCCGGGACTCGTTGCGCCACTCGCTGATCTCGAACATCAGCTTGACGGGTGCATCGACGTGCTGCACAGACAGCGTGAAGACGTTGGGGAACGTCTCGCAGTCGTACACCCAGTCGTTCACTGCGCGCTCATGAACGGAGGCAGGGGCATCGGGTTGCTCCCAAACCCAGCGGGCTGCAGGAACGACGGTGCTGGTGCAGCAGCGCCGGCCACAGCGCCGAACATGCCCGACGCATCCACGGCGCCCTCGCCGAACGCCTTGTCGTCACCAGCGAACTGCACGGCCACCAGATCGGCCCGGATGCCGCGGCCATGCTTGTTCTCCTGCAGCCAGGGCTTGATCGCCACGTTGACACGGCAGCCGCCGTACATCTTGCGGGTCAGCGCCTGGTAGGCCATCGTGTTGCTGGGGTCCACGGGCGTGCCGTCGGCCTGGATGATCTGCGGCGGGTTGTCCCGGCCGGCCGTGACGTACACGTTGCCCGCGTAGCCGTCGTAGGGCTGGAAGGTCTTGCTGTTGACCTTCTGGTTACCGTCGCCGTAGCAGCGCAGCTTGCGGTCAGCGTTGATCAGGTTCAGCACGTTGCCCGCGTGCTCCTTCCACTTGGCCAGCGCCATCTCGTTGATCTTGGCCATGAACTGCTTGAACCCCGGGTGGTCAGGGGCCATGATGAAGTCCCCGGAATAGCTCAGGCGCTCCTTGCCCGTCTCGGGTGAGACGCGCTTCTGGGGCTCCACCAGATGGGGGAACGAGAGACGAACATTCGACAGAAATACGAGGTCAGACATGACAATTACCTTTCAGGGTTTACGATAACCACGCCGGTAGTTCAGCCGGCACTTCGGATTGCACTGCGCTGAACAACGGCGCAGCGTTGGTGGTGATCGCGGTGCGCGAGTCAGCGGCCAAAGCGACCACCGGCTTGCCTACCGTCTTCACCACGTACTCTTGTTCGAGTGTCTTCAGTTGACGCTCGGTCAGTTGCACATCGGTGCCATCGCGCTTCTTCCAGCGCAACTTCTCCGCTTGTGCTGGGGACACCAACGTCGTCTTGTAGACCGACTCCTTGGGGATGCCCATCTTGCGCAGGCGCTCGGCCATCTCATCCTCGGACAGCTTCCAGGCACGGTGTCCCTTGCCGTTGACCATCTTCAGGCCCGGGATGTCCGCGCCGCGCTCCATGCGGGCCTGCGCTTCCTTCTCCACGCCCTCCAACATCTGACGCAGTAGCGGTGCCGCCTCCATGATCTGGACGATCTGGTCGTCCGTCATCTTGGTCGGATCCTTCTCGGCCGCGCTGGCCGTGATGTCCACCGTGTCAACGACCTGCAGCGCCTTGGTGCTGAGCGCTGCGCAGCCGCCCTTGGCGCGACAGTACCTGCACTGCTTCTCGCCAGGCACCAGCGGCGCGTCGGGTCTGTCCGTGGCCGCGGCCTCGATGACGATGGCGCGAGCCACCTCATCCACAACCTTATCCACAGGGTAGTCCACAGACCTGATCGCCTGGCCGCCGCGCAGCGTCAGCTTGGGTTGGATCACCGTCATGCGCACAGTCTGGAACGGATACCGACCGGGCTTGGCGATTTTGAGTGCAGACAGTGCGCCCACAGCGTACTGCTCCATCTGCAAGATCGCCGAGTCCCACGCGTCGTTCATCCCGTCCTTGTAGTCGATGATCTCCAGCACCTCGTTGAGCGGATCGTGGATCTGTACATCGACGGTGCCCGAGAGGTCCGAGCGACTGAGCAGCCACTGCGGATCGACGCGCTGTTCGGCGATCACCGTGGCCATACCCATCGTGTCGGCGATGCGTCCTCGGATGTAGTCGGTGGCGATCTTCACCCGCTGCACGCGGTCAGCATCGATGACGAACTCACCATCGTCGTCCTTCATCCTGACGCCGACCATCGGCAGCGGGTCAGCCACGCCGGCCTTGACGCAGTGCTCTAGCAGCGTGTGCGAGTGAGTGCCGTCGATGGCCGCAGCGCCGCTGCGCTCATCAGGGTAAGCGGCCTCCTCGCGCACGCTACCCGGGCACGCGGCCCAGCGTTGCCGCTTGGACGGCGACAGGGTGGCGTGCGCCGTGCTCACGCCTTTCTCCAGACCCGAGAGTTGCCTTCTTCATCGCGCACGATGAACTTGCGCCCGGTCTCCTTGGCGACACGGCGAGCGTGAGCGGCCAGAGCAGCCTTGCCGATGGGCACGGCGAACGAGTCGCCCACTTCAAGCTGCCGCAGCACAGCGTACTTCTCGGCGCGAACGGTCTGACCTGCGCGAGTGGGCAGGGGGATGTGCTTGTCGATCTTGATCATGATTAGGCTTTCAGTGCTTCTACACCTGCGAACAGGGCGTCGTAGTTCTCGGGCTTCACATCGTTGATGTTCTGGTGCCCGAGTGAGACCAGAACCTGCTGGATCTGCGCACCCTTGGCCACGCCGAGGGTCTTGTAGGACGACATCACGTAGTCGATCAGACTCTTTTGATCGGTGAACGGTGCCTTGGGCAGAGTGGGCGCCGGTGCGGGTGCAGGCACCTCGAACACAGGCGGCGCGGGCATCGCAGGCGCTGCGGCTACAGGGGCTGGTGCAGGCACAAGCGATGCGGGTGCGAGGTGGACAACAGCAGGGGGTGCAGCGGGTGCGGCGACAGGGCGAGCGCCCATCGCAGCGACCAGTGCGTGGATGGCAGCGGTCAGGTCTTCAATTTTCGCTTCGAGCGACATACAGTGACTCCTTCTTCGGGTTTACGGGTGGGATTACGGTTAGGCGGTCCTCGATGAACGCCTCGACCAGTTCGCGCAAGACCTCCGATACACCTCCGTATCGGGCTGCCTTTTCGCGGAACGCATGGTGCGTCTGCTGCTGCAGCCGCACCGTAAGGAAAGTGGTTCGCTTGTTCATGTTGCACATCATAACGCATCAGTGCTACGATGCAAGCACCTTTTTGCAACAGGAGACGCAAATGAAACTGCTCAACCCTTTCCGCACCCCGAGCCATGAGGAAGAGATTGCCCGAGAGTTGGATCAAGCCAAGCGTGGTCTGCGTGAGGCGCAGACGGGCCGCGACTATGCGAACGCGATGGTCTCTTACCATGAGACGCGGATCGAGCGGCTGCGCACGCAGTTGGAGACGATGGCAGCAGAGCCCACCGACAAAAAAGAACCCCGCCAAGCGTGAACCTGGCGGGGTGCAACATCGAAGGAGGAGACGCAGGTTGACCTGCCATCACATCGTATGACAATCCCCAACACTGTGCAACATCCCGCGTCGGTTGACGCCTACATCAGACACGGATGGTCACTTGTGCCCATCCCACCCGGCACCAAGGGGCCGCGCACTGTGGGGTGGAACCGGCGCGAGTCGGCGCTGCGCTCGCAGGCTGATTTGCCCCCGCAGCACGGCATCGGCCTGGCCCACGCCTACAGCGCCACGATGGCGCTGGACATAGACAACTGGGTCACCGCCGCGCCGATGCTGGGCGTGTTCGGCGTTGATCTCGCTGCGCTCTACGACGCCCCCGATGCGGTGATCGTGGACAGTGGGCGGCAGGGGCACGGCAAACTGCTCTACGCGATGCCCTTCGGCCTGGCGCTGCCGAGCAAGAAGGTCAGCGTCGAGGGCTCCACCTCGTTCGAGCTGCGCTGCGCCACGGCTGAGGGGCTGACGGTGCAGGACGTGCTGCCACCGAGCATCCATCCCGACACGCAGCAGCCCTACCGATGGGCTGGCCGCGGGCACTGGATGCGCCTGCCGCTGATCCCGCCAACACTGGTCGATCTGTGGCAGGCGTTGCTCGATGAGCCTGCACCCGAGCCCGTGCAGCCCACCGAGTCCATCGAGGTGAACTGGGACGAGATCCGCAGCGCACTGGACAGCATCAGTCCCGATGTCAGCCGCGACGAGTGGATCACCTGCGGCATGGCGCTGCACTGGGCAGGCACGCAGACCAATGACCTCGATGGCGCGTTCACCGCCTGGCAGCAGTGGAGCGCCAAGAGCGCCGAGAAATACCCGGGTGACCGCGCCATCGGTGCACAGTGGCGCTCGTTCAAGTCTGACAAGGCCACGCAGGTCAAGTTGGGCAGCCTGTTCCACCTGGCCCGGCAGTCGGGGTGGGTAAAGCCCCCGGTGGACGCCTCGGCCCTGTTCAAGCCCGCTGAGGCGCTGACCGAGCCGCAGGTGCTCATCGAGTCGAGCCGGGTGCCCGCGCCCGTGATGCGCGTGGAGTGGTGGCCGCAGGCCCTGGCCGATCGGGCCACCGAGGTCAGCGAGCACATCGGGTGTGACCCCATCGTGCCGCTGTTCAGTGGCCTAGCGGCGGTGGCCGGTGCCATCGATGCCCGCTCTCGGCTGCGCCTGATGGAGGGGTACGAGGTGCCGCCCATCATCTGGCTAATGACCATCGGCTCACCCGCAGACAAGAAGACCCCGGGCGCATCACCGATGGTTGAGGTGTTGCACCAGATCGAGGCCGAGGATTACCCGGCGTTCAAGCGGCGCATGCTGGACTGGGAGGCGCTGGAGGCCCGGCATGCGGTGAGCAAGAAAGAGTTCCTCGATGCTGCCTCCAGCCTCGATGTGACGGGGAACACGGCGCTGCCCACCGTGAGCGAACTTCCACCCCAGCCCCAACCACTGCGCCTGAAGGTGAGTGATATCACCAGCCAGAAACTGGTGCGTTATGCGGCTGAGCGTCCGCGTGGCCTGCTGTGCTATCTGGACGAGATGGCCGCCTGGACGAAGAAGATGAGTGACCGCAACAGCGGCGAAGACCGGTCGACGTGGGTGCAAGCGTACGAGGCGAGGCGGTACGAGTATGACCGGGTGGGTGGTGGCGCGATCATCGCCGAGTGCTTCGCTGTCAGCGTATACGGCAACATCCAGCCGCTGGTCTACCGGGCCACGGTCGAGGCGCTGGCGACTGACGGTCTGCTGCAGCGGTTCATCCCCGGCATCCTAGACACGCGCAAGACCCGGCGCGGGGAGCCTGGCCCGCCTGCGCACTCGGCTGGGTGGGATCAGTTGGTGCGCCTGGTCTACTCGCTCCCGGCGCAGACCTACACGCTGGCCCCGGATGCCTTCACGCTGTTTCGAGAGTTCCAGCTGTGGTTTGAGCAGTCCAAGCGTGACGAAGTGGTGCTGGAGGCGGATCCTGCGTTCCTGACCGCCTACGGGAAGCTGGAGGGCACTGCGGCCCGCCTCGCGCTGCTGTTCCACGTCATCGAGTCCCCATTCTCTTCAGTGGTCAGCCGCTCCACGCTCGAGCGGGCTATCAGCATGGTGCGGGGCTATGTGATCCCGGCGCTGCGGTACACGCTGGCAGAGTTCACCGGGGATTCGTTCGACATCTGGGTGCAGGGCTGGCTGCTGTACCACTGCGCCGGGAAGACCGCGGTGACCCTGTCGGAGGTCAAACGAGGCGCGCGGCGGCGCATGGAGAAGGTCCAGAGCACCATCCTACAGGACCGCATGGTCATCGGTGCCATGCAGACCCTAGAGGAGGCCGGGTGGGTGGTGCGGCTCGATGATGGGTCGCGTGAGCACCTGCATCAGGCCGAATGGGCGATTAACCCGGCCCTCGTTGGTGCGTTCGACAAACAGAGGACCGAGATCATCAAGGCCCGCCAGCGGGCCGAGGATGAGCGGCGCACCATCGCGGGCCTTGAGCGGCGCGTAGTGCCGCACTTCGAGGAGTGGATGGACGAAGAGGATCAAAAGGCGGCTTAATGCTCGCCAGGCAAAAAGAAACCCGGCACCAGGCCGGGTTTTTCTTTGGTGCGCGCACTTCTACGGCAGCAAGTGCTTGTGCATATCAGGCGCTAGGCACTCCACGGCGTCCAGCACATCGAGCAGGCGAGCCGTGACGGCTCCCGGCTCCCGGTGCCCACAGGCCCAGTTGCGCCACGTAGAGACGGGCACACCGAGATACCGGGCCATGCTGGCGTCCGTCAGGCCGAGGCGGGTCTGAGTTGCGAGGAGACGAGCGCTGGCGGGTGTCTCCCGCTTGGCGTTGACCCGGGGGCGGCCGGGTTTGCCGGGGGTTTTGGTGGTGGGTTCGATGGTGGTCATTGGGTTTAATCTCCGAGAAGAATAGCGGCGATGATGGCGGCGGCTAGGGCGGCGAGAAGGGCGAGGATCATTCGACGTGCTCCGGGTCATCATGCCGCGGGCAATCGTCGCTGTTGCACAGGCCGGTGCGCAGCTCTGACGGGTCTTCAAGTGTGCGCCCGCAGTGCGGGCAGATATCCTCGCGGCGCTCATCGAGCCACTCTGAGTGTGTCAAGGGCTTATCGGGGTCAAGGCAGGGAATACCGGGTCCGTAGAGCATAGGGTTACCTCCGTGGTCCGTTCGAGCGGGCATCGTCCGATACCGGCTCCAGTTCGTACAGGACGTCTTCCAGGGTGACGAATGGGCCATCGGCGGGCCCGTCGTCCTCCAGCAGCACTACGGGAGTGTCCGGGTCCATGCGGGAGAGGTAGCGGATCAAGTCCGCCACGGTGACGTTATCCATGATCATTCCTCCGTGGTTGCTTTGGCGATAGCGGCGCGACACTGCGCCAGCAGGGCGCGGCCAGCATCGGAAAACTGCAGTCGATCGGCCAGGGCGTGGCCCTTGACGTCCAGGGCCATGAGGGCTTGCAGGGCGGCCAACAAATCATCCTTTGCGATGGTCATTCGATATCCTTTCAGAATGGTGCATCGGGCATCGATGCATGGTCGGGCTTAACCGGGCGTACCGGGCGCTCGATCGGTGGTGCGAGGGGGTAGGCAAGGGGTTGCACGGGGAAGGGCCACAAGGGCCGCTTCGGGGTTCGTGCTGGTGGTTCCCGGTGTAGGGGGTTGCTGGCGCTCATGGTTGACCCCTTAATAGGTGCGATATTTGACAGTTGACCCGTCGACCCGCAGAGTGATCCGCCGGATATCGTTTCCGGGTTGATGGCATGCTGCCCAGTCTGCGTCAGCGTACGCGACTAACGCATCCTCAAGCGTAGGGAACTCTTCGGTAATGCTCTGGCGCTTGTAATCGGTGGTGAGTGTGATCACTTTGAATCCTTTCCTAAGTTATCGGGAGCCAATGGTTTGTCTCCGGTGTTTTTGCAATACTCCATGCAATCATCATGCGATGCATGACGCATCACTGATAAGTGACCCGTGGGGTTATAGCTAGTCCATAGTGTCGGATGGTTTAGTTTTGGGAACCCGTCGCGACGGAATGCATTGTTCTGGTGCCATGTGGCCATGATCGACCCCTTAGATAGAACGAATGGAGATAACGCGCTTAGCATGCCCCGATGCATGGTCGGCGATGACGATAGAACGGGCTTGCTTTGACGTACCGGCGCACAGCATGCAGTCTGAGCACTGAGCCTTACGACCACCCTCGGCGCTCGCAGGGCATGACACTTCCAGGGGCTTGCGATCCACGCCAATGCTGACGCGGAAATACCGCATCCCCAAAGCCTGAGCCTGCAGGGCTTCGTCGTGCGAATCAGCACTAGCCATCACCAGTGGGGACCATGCGGCATGATCAAAGCCCACGGCTTGCCATTGGTGCGTATAGCCTACATGTCCTGCCGATAGACTCACCAGCAATTGCCACAGCGCCACGGGAGCGGCTGCGGGATCCCCGTAGGTGCCTAAGCGAAGCTTGCGCCCCTTCAGTATCTGCGCAACTTGATCGATTGACGATGCCCTAGGGTACGAACCCCGGCGGTATGCATTCCACACTGACAACACCGACCGACCGACGTTGACATAGCAGGGGGACATAGGGACCCCGGCGCGCTCGAGCATGCGAGCGATCAAGGGACGATGTGGGCAAAGCCCGCACACGCTCGCATCGTCGCCGGTTTTCAACGCGTCCGTGGGAGCGATATCGGATCGAATGATGAACGATTGGATGAGGTTACCGGTCTTACTGTTCTCGCTTGACGATGCCAAGCCCGTGAGGATCACCACGATTGGCTTGCCATCGATCGTGCTAGGGCCATCGTAAACGACGATGCTGTTAGGTGTTGTCATAGTCTGGTTTCCTTCGATGTGGTGTTGTGGTGTCAGATGAAAGCGGCGAGCAGAAGCCCAAGAGCAGCGCCGAAAGCGCATGCGAAAAAGACGTCAATGGGACGGGTGCGCATGGTTGTAAGGTTCCCTGGTTAGCGGCCACAAGGGCCAATAGCTGCGAGATAGTCGGCTTCGCTGGGCATGCGGTAAGGCGCTGCAGCACGGCGAGCGATAGTGAGTGTGTCGCACATCTGGCGCACCAGTAAGCTACCGTCAGGGTTGCGCACGGTTAGCCAATAGTGGCCGGCTTTGGACTTGGTGATGGTGATTCGTCGCATGGTTGTAAGGGTTGTAAGGTTCCCTGGTGGTGCCGGGGCTTGCGCCCCGGCGGGTTGATCAAGCCCAGCGGGCGACGATGAAATCACTATGGCCGGACACACCCAGCGCGTCGGCTTCGCGCATGAGTTCAAGCCGGGCCTTGTTTGTACGGGTGGAGCGAATCAGAGTGCCCATGGTGCGGGCGACGATGCCAAGGATGGCCGCGTCACGCGTGGCTTCAAAGATAGCCATGTAGCTGCGGGCCTTGGAGACTTCCCTTTGTTCGGACTTGGTCATGGTGCGTTTCCTTCGTGTTGCGGATCAGGGATTGATCCGATGGCGCTAGTCTAGCATGGATTGACCCGATGAGTGCAAGTCTCTTTGTGCCAATGGGTTGATTGTGGTGCCTGCGACACTGTGACTGGTGGAGGATGGGGGGATTTGGGAGTAAATTCAAAAACATCGTCCAACCCCCAAATTAGAAAGCCAAAGGCGCACTGTCACACCCCCCTGATCCGCGCACCCATTGACACACTCCACGCACCCATTGACACACCTTGTGCACCCATTGACTGACACCATCGCACCCATTGACTGACAAGTGTGTCAATGGGCGCAGATTCGTCCCTGCGACACTGCAACGGGGGTCTGTCGCAGGTGTCGCAGGCAAGCCGTTTACTCGGTGGATTAATGCACCCATTGACACAGATCCCCGTTCCAATGGGTCAATGCTGCCCTAGTTGCGACGGGATGCGGCCTGGTCATAGGCGCATTGGATCAAGGGGGACGGGGGTAGGGGAACGATTGTTTCGGTGGCAGTGACCAAAAACGTAGGACCCGCGCACAATTTTTTCAAATGAAAATTCAACCAGTAACCCAGTGAAACAATGCAGCACTGAAACATCAACCCGCCCTGTTGCCAACTCGAACTACACCCGTAGTACACTCAGCCACATGGAGCAGCAAACCCAGGCCCTCGCTCAGCCGTCTATCCCCGACTGGCTGGCACCAGCCCAACTCGACCCCAACTCGACCAGTCACAGCGTCGCAACGCAGACGCCACCACTCGATCCTGCAGAACATCGTCGAGCCACCCGTGCGCTCCTCGATGCCTCGTTCGCGGCCATGTTCGAGCGTGTGCTGACGGAGATGACCAAGGGGCGCTCGCTCAACGCCATCGTCAGGGACGATCTGCGCGACATCGAGTACGACGCCTTCTGGAGGTGGATCAAGCGTGACCCCCAGCGTTACGAACGCTACAAGGAGGCGAAAGAGCTTCGCACGGAGTGGTGGGCGGGGCGCATCGTCGAGATTGCCGAGGCTGAGGACAGCGTCGAGGATGTAGCGCGGTCCAAGCTCAAGATCGACACTTACAAGTGGCTCATGGGCGCCGACAATCGCAAGCAGTACGGCGACATCAAGCAGGTGGAGGTCAACCAGTCGATCAGCATCACCGCAGCGCTGGAGCAGGCACGCTCACGGCTGCTGACGGACGTGACGACGGTGGACATCGATGACGGGGTGGACACGCCGCTCATCGAGCAGGGTAGCGACTGATGGCACAGCAGCCGCGTTACGCGCCCGACGATGAGCAGATGCTCATGTCGCAGTTATGGTCGCAGACCATCGTCGACGACCCCGAGGCGTTCGTGCTGTTCGCGTTCCCGTGGGGGCAAAAGAACACCCCGCTGGAGCGGTTCAGCGGACCGCGCCGCTGGCAGAGGGACGTGCTCAGGACGATCACCAAGCACATCCGGGAGAACCGGTCACCGGACGCCGTGCTGCAGGCCCTGCGTGCAGCGGTGGCCTCGGGGC